GGGGCGTGCCGCCTAGGAATCGGATGCCATTTGGGCGGCGACGCGCTGGTCCTGCAAGGCTTGCAGGGTGCGCTCCTCCACCGACAACTGGTCTTTGGTCAGACCGCCCAGCGCCTTGATGTCACGGCCGGCGGCGGCCTGGTCACGCAGGTATTCGATCTGACTGGTGTAACTTGCCGCATCGTTGCCGCGCACGGCGGCCAGCGCATCCCGCAGCGAATCGGCGTCAGGTAATACGCCGCTGGCCTTGGCGATCGCCAGTGCGGTGGTGACCTGTGCACGCGCAGCTGCGTAACTCGCACCCTGGCTGCCCGACGACACCAGCGGCTGCGCCAGCAGGTCGGAAAGGGACTTAAGTTTGCTGATGCGCGCCGACGCTGCGTCGATACCCGCATCGATCGTAGACAGCGCCGCCTCCAGCACCCCGCGCGCCTTGTCCTTCTGCGCGTCGATGACATCGGCCAGCGAACTGAAGGCCGCGCGGGCGGCATCAACCAGGCCGGCGGTCAGCGCTTCTTCCGCCGCTTTTAGCGCCGCTGCGCTCTGATCGGCCGCGTCGGTCACCTGCTTGAATGCCGGCGCCAGCGCGAGCATCTGCGCGAACAGCTTGGCGCCGGCCTCGGTGCTGGTGTCGATTGCCAGCGTGGCGGCGGCGAACTGCTCGTTGGTCTTCAGCCCGCTCTGGCCCATGGCGGCCAGCTGCTCCGCGACGGCTTTCTGCACCGGGGCCAGCTGCTGCGCTTCGGTGAGGAAATTCTGCTGGAAGTAGCTGATGCCGCTGCTCAGGTTCTGGAGGCCACCGGCGGCCGCAATCAGCCCCTCGCGCGCGGTGATGCCCGCCACACCCACGGCGCCGACCGTCTTGCCGATGGCCTGGAACAGCGAGTCAACGGTGCTGTAGTTTGCCGTCACGCGCTGCAGCGTGGCGGCCAGGCTTTCGCCCTCGGCCTGGAAGGTGGCGAGGTTCGGCACCAGCCGCATGGCCAACTCGTCGCCGACCTCGGCGAAAAGCTTGGCGATGGCCTCGTTGTCCTTCGCCGCGTCGCCGGTGGTCTTGATGTCGAACGATTTGGTGTAGGTGTTGATGGCATCGGTCTGGACGCCCAGCACCCCGCCGAAACTTTTTACCGCAGCGATCATCCCCGTGATCTGTTCGTCCCACGCCGTATCGGTTTCTGCCGCCAGGTCCGCGCTGCGCTGGTAACGTTTGGAGCTACGGAACAAGCCGCCTTTCTCTATGATGTTGGCATAGCTCTCCGCGTCCACGCCAGCAGCATTGATCGTGCCGCGCAATCCTTGGCTCTCGACGCGCGGGTCAGCACGGCCGAACAGCTTCGTGTTGATCGCGGCGCCCGACAGGATATTGGCCAGAGTGCTGCCGACGCCCAGTTTCTCCAGCGACGTGTACGCGAAATTGGTGGGCAGCGTGAACGCCTTGGCCAGCGGATTGCTGATGGTGCCATTGTTCGGGGTGAAGCCCTGCTTGGCGAAACTGTTGGCCGCCTGCATGCCGGCGATGATCCACCCGATGATCGGGATTGCCGACGCCGCACTGGCGCCGAAGCCGGCCGCCGTCGTGCCGGCGTAACCGCTGGCGGCGCTGGCGGTCCCCGCACCGAGTGATCCCCCAGTGAGGCCCGCGCCGAAAGCAGAGATTGCTTCCGAACCGAACGTCGCACCCAAGGAACTGAAGGTGCTGCCCAGCGAGCTGGCAATGCCGCCGGAGAATCCGCTGTAAATCATCTTGCCAATGCTTACCAAGTTGCTGCCCGAGCCGAACAGACCGGCGATCCCACCTGCCCCGCTCGTGCCGCCGCCCAGCGCACCGGCGATACTGGAAGCCGCGCTGCTGTCGGTAGCCGTGCCGATATTGATGATCCACTTGCGGATCGTCTGCTGGTACAGCCAGTCAAAGAACACGTTTTTAAAAGTATCCTTCAGGCGCTGCGCGGTGTCCTTGCTGCCATTGGCGATCGATACGAAAGTGTCGTGCGCGGTCTTGTCGATGCTCTTCCAGAAGTCCACCTGTGCGGCGGCCGCGTCCTCACTGGCCTTCTTCTGCTTGTCCAGTACCTCCAGCGAACCCATGGCGGCGATGTTGCGCTTGCGCGCTTCGATCTCGCGCTCCAGTTGCGCCACCGTGTCCTCGCTCAGATCCAACGCGCCGCGCTGCGACAGTCGATCCTCGTCGCGCGCCAGCGTCATCTGCGCGATCTCCAATTTCGTCTTGCCGTAGGTCTTGATTAATTCCTCGTTCGCTTCGGCCTCGGACACGAGGGCGGCGTAGCTTTTCTCCCGCTCGTCGGCCAATGCTGCGACGGCGGCGCGCGACTGCTTCGCCGCGTTGGCGTTGTGCTCCAGGGCTTCGGCGGTGTCGAGCAGCGCGTAGGCTTCTTCCTTGTGCTTCTCGGTCAGCACCAGTTTGCCGGCGGCCATCTCCTGGTCAAGTTTGATGCGGGCCTGCTGGACCGGGGTGACGGCAGCGGCGCCGGCGATCTCCAGTTCATCGGCGGCCATCTTCTCTTTGATCGACGCAATCAGGCCGGCGTAGGCAGACTCTTCTTTCTTCGCGGCGGCCACAGCGTCGGCGGCGGATTTCTTGCGCGCTGCGTCAACGTCGCCCGCGTTGAGGAAAGCGGCGACTTTCGCGGTGCTATTGCCGACGGCCGTGGCAGTTTCCTCGGCCGTCTTGGTGACAGTCTTGCCAGTATCGCTCCACAGGTTGCCGATGCGCTTGGCCGCGTCGCCTAGTCCGCTGTAGACGTCCGTCGCCATTTCCTTGTATGCGCTCATCGCGCCGGAAATATCATGCTCTAGAACGCGCTCCAGAACAGCCGCCGCGCCGCCGATGGATTTCCCAAAGCCCTGAAATAAGGACGTGACGCCGATACCGATCGTCGTCAAGCCCTTTAATGCCAGCGAGAGAGTGCTGATAGCGAACTGCAACTCCTGGCTGCTCGCCGCGCTGGATGAGAACGAGTCGGCTATCTTCTGCAGCGTAGGCAACAGGCTGGCGGCGATGCGCACGCCCGCGCCTTGCGCTGCGGTGCCCAATTCGTCCAGCTTATCGTTGAAGGCCCCGGCGTCGGCGGCCACCTGCCCGGTGATGCCGGACAGCTCCTTCCCCCGACCGACCAATGTGCTGATACCTTCGGAGCCGCCTTCGAGCAGGACGGCCGCTTCCTGCCACGACTTGCCCAGGGCCTCGGCACCGAACGCGGCGCGCTGCTGCGGGTCTTGAATGTCCTTGAAGACGTCGGCCAGCTGCTTGAACGCTTCCAGTGGCTCGGTGGCGGTGATGCCCAGCTCGCGGAACTTGGCGCCGTCCTTGCCGATGTTCATGCCGAGTTTGGAGATGGACGCCGCCACGCCTTCCAGGCTGGTGTCGCCGAGCTTGGCCGCGTAGGAAAGGCCGGCCAGGTCTTCGATGGCCACCTTGGTGCGTGCGCTCATGTCGTTGAGCGCGTCCGCAGCGTCAATGCTATTTTTGATGATGCCGGCAAAGCCGGCTACTGCGGCGCCGGCCGCCAGGCCACCCAGTACGCCTTTGAATTTCTCGACAGCGTTGGACATGCTGCTGACGGCGCCGGTAACTTCCCGGCGCGCGCCGTTCAGATCCTGCTGAAGACGTGCTATGTCAGCGCGGAGGCGGATTTCTACGTCGCTGACAACAGTCATCTACTTCTCCTGTTTGGCGGCCCGGCGGGCGAGCCGTCGTTCTTCTCGGTCGAGCGATTTCTCGCCCGGTTGATTCCTTGCCCAACGCCAGGCCTTCTCAAATTCCGGCCATGGGCAAGGTGCCTCGCGCTTGCTGGCGCTGTGTGACTCACCTAAATACGCCCGAGAAAGCTGGATCAAAAGGCGCGATTCGTATGGCTGCCATTCTATACCAAGCAGGTGTTCCCAGTGCACTAAATCCGCTGCATCGATCGGCCCGTCTTTCTTCGTAGGGCCGATCTCCCACAGGTAATCGAGCAGTTCGCGCCCCCACTCCACCGGGGGCATCTGGAGCGGTAGGCCGGCCTCGGCCACCACCTCCCGCCGTTGCTTCTCTGGCGGGCGCTGACTGGGTTGCTTGCCCGTTTCCGGCAGCGCCTCGGGCGTTGCGTTTAGCCAGGCTGCGAAGCGGACGAATCGCTCGAGGTCGCCGCTTGCTCTGGCAAGAAGTTTCCCCGATCGCCCCAGTATTTATTCAGGTCGTTGGCGACGTGGCCGATTTCGATATCCTTGTACGCTCCGCGGTATGCCGCATTGCCGACCTTGCCCTCGTAATCGAAGCCGTCGAACGAGATGGTGACGGCGGCCAGGAATACGGCCAGGTCTTCCGCGTCTGCTTCAGGATCGCGTTTGCTGTCCTTGCCGTTGATGAGCGCCGACAGGCCGCCCGACTTTTTCTCGTTGTATGCGTGCAGCGCGGCCTGGTACGGCTTGGTGCCGGGGCTGTGCACGGTGATGGTCAGCGGAGTGGTGCCATCGTCTTGATAGACCACGGCGCCGGCGGCGTCGCGCACTTTGAATTTACCGGTCGGCAGAATGGCGAGCGATTTCAGGTTTTTCATGTCGATTCTTTCTTGGGAGGATTATTGCACCTCGGGCCGACTGCGCCCTCCCAAGGGCGACAGCCGACCGTCGGTGCTCGTTATGGCCTTGCGGCCGGGATCTTACGGTGCTTCAGGGGTAGGGATAACCGGGGTGTCAGCTTTCAGCGCTTCCGATTGCAGCAGCAAGGTCAGGGCGTAGACCAGGTTGTCGTTACTGCCACCGCCCGATTCGGACAGGTTCGACACCTGCGCGGTGCAGTACAGCACCGAGCCGGATTGGCGGACCACGGCGAACGAGGCCACCGAGCGAGCGCGCATGGTGTCGTCGGCCAGATCGAAAGCTTCGGTCGTGCCATCCTCGCCTTCTTCCAGCAC